TGTAGATGGTTTCAGTACAGCAGTTACAGTTACACTGGGTGGAACAGGTGCTGATGATTTTGTTGCGGCAGTTAATGCAAAAGTTAACGCCAACGCTTTATCTACATCAACTACTGAATTAATTAATGTTAGAGCAAGTAAATTAACAACTGGCGAGATCGTGCTTACACACGTACTGGGCGGTGACATCAGATTGGTGGACGGAGACGTGGGTACACCATTAGCAGATGCAGGTTTTGATTATGCCTCAACAGCACACGTTTACGGAACGTACACTGCAAACAGTTCAACACTGATTGACAACTTGTACACAGTTCCAACTGGAGAGTCCATGGACTCAACAGCAAACAGAGGATTATTAATTTCAAACTGGAAAAGATTAAGCTACACAGCTTCAGTTTCTGCTCCAAGTAACGAACCAGCAGACGGTACACTATGGTATGACACTAGCTTAGAAGCAGACATCATGGCACACAACGGTACGACTTGGGTTGGATATGCAACAGCATACTCAACTACTGATCCGAATGGTCCACAGTTTAGTGCAACAGCACCAACTACACAGTCAGATGGTACAGCACTTGTAACGAATGACTTATGGATTGACACTAGTGACTTAGAAAACTATCCAAAACTTTACAAATACAACACAGCGGCAACGTTGAGTTCAACTAACACAGCCAACCAAGTGGCAGTTACAACTACTGGTGCGGCATGGGTACTGGTTGACAAAACTGACCAGACAACAGAAGACGGTGTAGTATTTGCAGATGCAAGATGGCACACAGATACGGACTCGGCGGCAGGAACATCAACAGCGGCAGGAACTAAATCAACAATCAAAAATTTATTGAGCGATGGATTCCTAGACCCGGATGCTCCAGATCCAGATTTATACCCACAAGGTATCATGTTGTACAACACTAGACGTTCTGGTTACAATGTCAAGGAATACAAAAACAGTTACATCACAACTACCAAGTATCCAGGTTCTGGATCAAGTGGTTTGGGTAACATCAGATTCAACAGTAACGAATCTGTTTCAACGTACTACCCAGACAGATGGGTTACTAAATCAAGCAACAACGCAGACGGTTCTGGATCTTTCGGAAGGAAATCACAGAGGAAAGTAATTGTTGAGCAACTGAAATCAGAGATTGACACCAACCAAGCAATCAGAGAAGACCAAAGGGGTTACAATATAATTGCCACACCTGGTTATCCTGAATTGATCTCAAACATGATCAACCTAAACACAGACAGAAACCAAACAGCGTTTGTAGTTGGAGACACTCCATTGAGATTGGAGGGTACATCAACAGCGATCCAAGATTGGGCCAACAACTCAGCGTCAGCACTTGACAACGGTGAAGACGGTCTAGTAAGTGCAAGTGATTACTTGGGTGTGTTTTATCCATCAGGACTGACAACAGATAACACAGGTAAATCAATTGTTGTTCCGGCATCACACATGATGTTGAGAACACTGGCAAACAACGACAGTGTTGCTTTCCCATGGTTCGCTCCATCGGGAACAAGAAGAGGTGTTGTTGACAATGCCACAGCAGTTGGTTACATCGACACGGCGTCTGGAGAGTTTGAAACAATATCTGTGACGGAGTCAGTGAGAGATTCAATGCATGAAGTTAAGATTAACCCAATTACTTTCTTTGCAGGAGCAGGGATCGTTAACTTTGGTAACTTGACTAAAACATCGGCAAGTTCAGCTTTGGACAGGATCAACGTTTCAAGATTGGCAGTCTACTTGAGAACACAGTTAGACGCAGTTGGGAAACCATTTATCTTTGAACCAAATGATGAACTGACAAGGAACGAGATCAAGGGTGCGATCGAATCATTCTTGTTGGAACTTGTTGGACAGAGGGCATTGTTTGACTTCTTGGTAGTTTGTGATGACACAAACAACACACCAACTAGAATAGACAGAAATGAACTGTACGTAGACATAGCAATTGAGCCGGTTAAATCAGTTGAATTTATTTACATACCGTTGAGAATCAAAAACACAGGAGAAATTGCAAAATTAGGGAACTAATTTTCGATAAATAGGAGAAACAAATGGCAATATCAACATTATCAAAATTTACAGTACCTTTAGCAAACGATCAAAGTTCAGCATCACAAGGTCTGTTGATGCCAAAACTTCAGTATCGTTTCAGACTTGTCCTGGAGAATTTTGGAGTATCAACACCAAGATCAGAACTAACGAAACAAGTAATAGACACAACAAGACCTAACTTGACTTTTGACACAGTGACACTAGATGTGTACAACTCAAAAGTTTATGTTGCAGGTAAACACACTTGGGAACCAATCACAATCACATTGAGAGATGATGTCAACAACTCAGTTACTAAACTGGTTGGTGAACAGATCCAGAAACAGTTTGATTTCTTTGAACAGTCAAGTGCGGCATCAGGTATCGATTACAAATTCACAGGCAGAATCGAAATGCTAGATGGTGGTAACGGAGCAAGTGCTCCAAACGTTCTAGAGACATGGGAACTTTATGGTGCTTATGTTGAGAACGTTAACTACAACACACTGGCATACGCAACTTCAGATCCAGCAACAATCACAATGTCAGTGAGATATGACAACGCGATACAGACACCAACAGGTACAGGAATTGGAACAGCAGTATCTAGAACGATCGGTACACTTTCAACAGGTGGTGGACAGTAATAAACAAAATTAGACTTAGCATTTAATACATTGAAAGCGTCTTTATAGGCGCTTTTTTTGTGACTATAAATAACAGTATGCCAAGCATAAACAATTTCTTAAAAGGTTTGCAAGACGGTCTTCCGGGGATGAAGGACTTCCGACATGCCTCTAGACTATACATCGATGATCATCACAAGCTGGCACCAAAACACAAATTCCTCTACCATGTTGTTTTCGACCTAGACGACACTATTAGTCAGAACAAGTTCACAGAAGCAGAGAGACGTGAACTGAACATGTTGGTCAAAGCAGTCGATCTTCCAAAGTACGACATGAACTACGAAGAGAAAGTACAGTACAACAAGAAAATGTACACCAACACAAGAATAGTTTACGAACCAATAAACATAGTATTCCACGATGACCATGCTGACACAGTCAATGCATTCTGGAAAAAATATTACGAGTACGAAGTTGCTGATGCTGTGCAACTGACCGAGACCGTGCAAAATGTCAGCAAGGACGATTATTACGATGCCGGCAGGACATACACCAAGTGGGGTCTAGACACTCCCAAGCAACGTAAGAAACCTTTCATAAGGAACATAACAATTTTTGTCCTGCACAATCAGAGATTCACATCGTTCAGTTTGGTTAATCCTGTTATAGGTTCTTTCAGTCATGATAATCTAGATCAGGCAGATGGTGCAGGTGTGTTACAGAACCAAATGCAAATTTTATACGAGACAGTTCGTTACAATTCAGGAGTGATAAGACCACAAGGATTCAACAGGGGAGAGGGTGTACCTGGATTCGCAACCATACACTACGACAACGAACCTTCACCACTGACCGTACTGGGTGGTGGAACAAACAGCATATTCGGACCAGGTGGTGTAGTCGACGGCATAGGATCAGTGATCAGGAATGTGCAGTCAGGAAACATTCTGGGTGCGATACTGGGTGCTTCAAACACTTACAACAACGCTAAAAAAATTAAGAAGGGAGCAGTCAAGGAAGAGCTGAAAGGCATAGCCAAGGAAGGTGTACTGGAAGTTGGCAAACAGGCCGGTTCAATCACAAATCCTGTAGCGGCTTTCACAGTTGGAGCAGTACTTGCCGCTGGAACGATAGCATCTGCCAAGGGGACAGCAGACAACAACACAACACAAAACAACACATCAATCTCTAATCCCACACAGGACACAGTTAATTTCCTAGGTGCCAATGAGGCATACAACACTGTGATCACCGACCCTAGTGTGCGTGACGAGATAGCCGCTGGAATATACTACAAGGATATTGGCAGTAGAAAAGGACTCACGGTAGCAGAATCTGATGTAGAGTATGCGGCCAGCTCGGACAATGTAAAAACAGTTTACACAAGTAAAGTTTCAACTGACATCAGGAAACTGGTCACAGAAGGATATATAAAAATTGATAGAACGACACAAGATGTCCAAATTTCAACAGAGAAGGCAAATTTATAATGGCTGAATTTTATACCAACTTACCACCTAAAGACAAGAACACACTGGACGATACTATTGAAAAGTTAACGACTGCACAGTATCAAACAGAGCACGAATTCAACGTAGGCGATTACGATGCCGCTGTGGGATTTTTTGTAAAACGTGGATTCAAAAGAACCTCAGCAGAATCAACAGCATATGTAATAATGGCTCAAGCAAAAATAGATAATATAAGTCCACAAGAAATATTGGACAAGTTAGGACATGCCTCAGAAATACAGTTGTCTGAACTGATAACAATAATTCTCAACGCTAACAGATACAAGTCAAGTAGATTAGGTGTCAGGCAAACATTAACTACAAAAGAGACTGTGTCTAGAAACATCCTAGACTAATGTTACCAAGATTCGCCAGAGGGAAATTCTTTCCCAAGAATACAGAGAAGTACGTTGGGCTCAAAACTCCCACATATAGATCAAGTTGGGAACACGCTTTCATGAGATTGTGTGACGAACATCCTAACGTGTACAAGTGGGCCAGTGAGAGC